CATTCATTTGTCCAATTGGCAAACCAGCAACTGTCTTATCTTCATCAAGCATATTAATGAAGGTTGATAAATTACCATCTTCAGGGTCAAATGCAGCATCAGCTATACCAGCTCTCCACATATCATTAAATAACTTAGCACCTCTGCTTGACATTTTGCTTACACTGCTAAATTTGCCTAAAGCACCATACACACTCATAAACTGAGTAAGACCACCTACAATAGCTTCTGTTGTAGAATCACCACGTTCAATAATGTCAGGTATTTGTAACCATTCTTCTTCACTAAATTGATTATCAGGGTGCATTGCGTTATTAATGTCACGCAATACATTAAGCGTACCGTTAATAGCATCACCAGCACCAATTGTGATTCCTCTTAAAACTTTATTATTAGTAAAAGGTACAAGAAACGGAGTAGCAGCTTTTTGCATCCACTCTGGAGCAGAGTTATACATATCAGCTAATACTGATGATTTATCATCTTTACCCTGTAAACTTTCTTCAGTAATGTTAGGTGTAGACAACGACATATCTTCAGGAATGCCAAACTCATTTACATTCAGAGATATTTCTGGCTCAGCTTGAGCTGGCATAGAAGCAAGATGTAAGTCTTTAGCTCTTTGAACAGAGAATTGATAATCTCTAGCATCACCTAAAGTCTGAGTATAGTCAGTAACTGGATTGCTAGTTTGTCCTTGATAATTAGGCATTATTGCACACCTTGTCTATCGACATAAACTTGTAAATCGTAAATTAGCCTATTAGCCTGTTCGTCACTAAATACCTCTTCAAAGATATGTCGACCTATTTTTTCTAATGTAGCTTTCTGGTCAACTTTTGATGGTGTACCAATCCAATAGGTATAAAAGCCATTGTCCATTGTGTAAGCAGTATCAAAGTCATCGTTACCAATACTTCCAAGGGGTAGCTTTTCAGCTTTATCTAAATCGAGATATTTGTCTATAATCTCATTTTGTATTTCAATAGCACTCTCACCACGTTCTACCCTACGATATAACTCTTCTTGTGCAAAACGCATATTAGCAAGGTCTTCTTGTGTAATTCCATCAGAAAAAATATCGCCAGACTCTGATAAACCAAATGCTTTTGCAATATTGCTATTAGCTTGAGAGAAATAAGGAGATGACGTTACTTTACTAGATGAGTTAGCTTTACCTAGCAATGTAGCAGCTGTTTCACCTTTAATTAAGTTTTCTGTTAAAGCTTCACTAATAGATTGCGTTTTTTGAGCTAAAGAAGTTGAAGGACTAATCATTTCTTGATGAAGATTCCACAATACTCCTTGGTCTTCATCATAATAAGTTTCGTTAACTATATCTTCTACTAAATTATTGTATTGTGTGTCATCAACCACACCGTTCTGCCAAGCATCTTCTAACTCAGATAAAGATATGTCTGAACCTGTTTGTATTCCAGCTTTGTATGCAGCAAAGTTTTGTGATTGGTCTGCTTTTAAAGCTTCTTCTTCTTGTTTTTCTTTTTTTTCTGTTTGTTTTTGTACGTCACCTAAATATTTATTAAGTTCTTCGTATATGTCTTCTGCAAGCTCTTCACTGATAACAATACCTTCAGGAACTAAAGCACTTAAATAATCACGACTACGTAAAAACTTAGTAGGGTTTTCATAAAATTCTTGTAATGTTTCTGACCCTTTGTCATTAGCAATGTCATCTGCTATCTGATTTTTAATAACACCAGTAACATATTTATCTTGCATGTTTTTTTCAAATTCTAAAGCTTTATCTACTTCTACACCGTTAATTACTACATAATCTTCTATCTTAGCTGCCAATTTTGAGTATTGATTTAAAGCTTCTTGTTTAACCTCTTCCATCTGTTTAAAAGCTTCAGGGTCAGATTCAACATCTACAGTAATGTTTGAGAATTGTCCAATGTAATCATTTGTGGCATGAATAGCACTATCCATGTCAGTTTTAATATTTTTTTCAGCTAAAGCTATACCATCTTCTTTGATTTTTAATTGAGTAGCTTCATATGGTTTTTTGCCATATTCAACTCTCTTATTTTCAATCATTGTATTTAATAATTGCTTAGCACCTGTCATTGACTCAAGTTCTTCTGCGTTTAGCCACACTTCAGCTTTTGCATCAAACTCAGTTATGTATGCTTCATAGTCATTAGAATGATTTACTGACGCTTGATGTGCAGCTTCAATAATGTCAGCTTCCATACTGTCTAAGTAATTCTTTTTAACTAAATCATCAGCTTTTTTCTTTGCTGCTGCTTCAGCTTTTTCATTAGCCATAATGTTTCGTGACAAAGCACCAGCCTGTTGACCAAAGTTATCTAGTGTATTAGCAAGCGTTTCCCATACTTGAGCTGATGCTGTATCAGCTTGTTGTACTTGTCTAACTATTGTTCTTTGATATTCAGGTATTGCCATTATGAATTCCAAGTATTAGCTGCACCCATTACTCCACCAAGTATTGAACCTTTAGCTTTAATGTTTCCCATTCGTATTGCAGCATCAGCAGAGTTATTAAATGAACGTATTTGCTGCCTTGTGTTTATTAAATCTGCACCTTGGTCTAACTCAAATGTTTCATAAGACCTTGAAGCCACAGTAGTAGGAGAACCTGAAGTGAAATCTATACCAGCACCAGACCAATATGCTCGCTGTGCTGACAATGTTTTTCTTAGCCTTACTAAACGCTCAAGCTCTCTGTCTTTTGCTGCACTTTCTGCTTGTTCTGCTTGTTCTCTATATGCTCTTGCTCTGTCTTGTCCAGCTTGTTGATTAGCTTTCGCAGCCTGACTAGCTGCTGCTATTTGTACCATTGCTCCAATTGCTGCGCCCATTATCCTGTCACCTGTAATTCAACTGTTAAACCTAACAATGTCAAAGGCAGTGGGTCAGTCTGTGTAACTGTGACTTGTGCTGTCTTTGAATAACCTAACACTGGCAAAGTCTTAATACCTGTAAATGATTCTGGTGCTTGACCTAAAACATTTGCACCAAAACTTTTATTAGGTACAGATTTGCCATTTATTTTTAAACCACTAGATTGATGAAGCTGAGCTGATACTCTTGATATGCGTCTTTTCTTTGTGCTAACTGGTCCACTTTGTAAACCTATAGCTGATGGCATAGTCTTAATGGTTACATCATAATTTAAACCAACTTCAATATTTGTTGCTGCTCTACTAAGTGTAATTGACCCACCAGAAGGTGTAGCGTTAGCCATAATTGCTGAATCAGCTCTTACACGACATTCTTGACCGTTGAGATGAGCAAGTCCTGAAACTGTTGTTGAAGCTGATTGTGTTATTTGCTTTGATGCGTCTGTGTAATGATTGTTGTCTAAGGCTTCAACGTGATAAACTGTTGAACTATTAATTGTTCTTTTAACGTACAAATAGACAACGTCTTCTACTACAGCAACATCTAATATATCTCCAGCAGTTGTGTATTTTGTCCAAGCCATAACTTTTTCAGCTCGGTTTGTAATAAAGACTCCTAAAGTTCCATCACCATTTACAACGTATAGATAGTTTCCTTCGTTATCTATATCTCCTGTTTGACTAGCCATAGCTACTGGGGCATTAGTTATGTGAGGGGCAAGCAAGTTCACCTCAGAGGAGACATAAGACGCTTCAGTGTATGTGAAGATAAATTCACGCACTTGCTTACCGTTCCTTTGTATAAACATAGTCGCACCATCTACGTTAATAGGTTTGACCTTTTGTAAAACTCCAAATCTAGTTTGTCTTGATATACGAACTGCTGATGGTTTTATAGGTGACTCTGGAATATAGAATTCACCACCTGATGTAAAGACTTGTAAGTGTCTTCCTGAAATAATATGATGTATCGCATTAACGCTGTCAGTATCAAGCGTAATGTCTACTGATTCATCATCCCCACCTACACCTCTGTCAAAATTAAAGAAATCACCAATAACGCTACCCCATAATGTTTGAGGTCTAGCTGTTGAGTTACCCATCCATAATCTTGATTCATGGAATGTCACTGTTTGTGGATAACCATGAGTAGATGACCATACAGGTTCTTCTAAACTAACGTCTGTTCCATCTAATGTATTGTTATTAGTAAACTCTTTTAACAGTTCACCAGTTAATGTTCTTGAGCCAGTATTAACTGATTCAATTCTTATTACACCATTATTTCCTTCAAATATGCCACCTACATGGTCTGAGGTTATCTTTGAAGCTGTGTTACAAGTCACAGTAACGTCAGAGCCTACTGAGTTCCAGTTAGCTCCTATAGCAAAGGTAGCACTGTCATAGTCTGCGTTAAAATCAAATGTAGGATAATATGAAAACGTAATTGTTGAAAGAGTCCAAGTAGAATGTGAACCACCTCTTACAATTTTTCTAGGAGCATGTGAATGATGACAAACAATAAGCGTGTCAGCTGACTGCGTAACACCTATCTCACTAATCTGTGTTGCGTTATATGGTGTTGTTATGTAATCATTACCAGAGCCATTTAGATTTGTTTGCTTTACACCATCTTTATAAACATACATTTTTGCATTAGCGAAAACTAACAAATATGTCTGTGTGATGTTAAATTCAAATGTAACAAAACGCACAGCAGTATCAGTAAGAGTATCAATGTATTTCATCCCCCCTCTTCTTTTAACTCCACCTTGACCTAGGCAAATGACATTCTCTAAAGTCTCAGCACCTTTGTAATAACCATCATAGTCATGACGTGCTGCTAATCTAGGGTCCAGCTCACCTGATGTAAATTGAGTTTGAGCTATATTAACTCTAGCCATTTATCCTCTAGCGTTTATTAATGGTGAGTTGCCAGCTGGTGCTGAAGAAGGAGACATTTGCGAATCTATGGTCTTACATTTAGCAAGTTGCTTTTCTGCCAAAGACGCATAATACTCCCCTTTTGTTGCACTCTCTGTGATTGGAATAGCAAACACAGACGCTAATCTATATTCGAGCAACTCAGCAAAGTATGCTGGTAGTAATGATTCGTCTGGTTTGTATGTGTAATCAAGCACAATTGACGTGTTATCTGAATATAACTTACTACCATAAATTTGGTATTTCTCGTTTGCATCATCAATATGTTGAGCGACTAGAAAGTCAGCTGGTAATTGATATGCGTAGGCCCATTCATTAACAGGTGAAGCTGTTAGTCTGGACAATGTAGCTTTGCTTGAAGCAAATCTCCAAGGATGAAGCGTTAGTAAACTTTCATACGTAGGTTCATATAAATTTGCAGCCACTAGAGCTGCTGTTGAATCATCTGTGAATGATGATATGGTTTCTTCACCGATAAGTAGCAACGCATTAGATGCTAGGTCGATGGATGTGTAGTTTTTAACTGCTGACATGAAGGAGAAAAGCCCCCGAAGGGGCTTAACTTATTTAGTCAGTATCAGTTGCGTTTACAACTAAAGCGTCATTGACGTCAACTGTAGTTCCATCATTAGCAGATACTAGATAAAATCCAGCTGCTAACGTACCACCTGTTGAAGTGTTTGCCATAATTATATCGCCAACTTGTACATCACCAGCTACTCCATTGAAGTAACCAGCTGAGTCAACTACTGCTGTTGCATCAGTTGTAGAGTAACCCCACATTACAGGGATTGCACTGTTTGCTGATGTTGTCATTCTTGCGAATTTACTTTTATCAAAAGCCATGTATATACTCCTTTATTCAGTAATTTCGACTTTTACAATACCAGCAGTGTCAATAGTGACAGCACCAGCTTTGTATTTGCCTAAAGAAAGCCATGATGTTTTCTCAGGAATGTAGTTAACTTCCGTAGAAATATCAAGACCGATTGCACAGCCAATAGATGACTTGTGGAAAGCGAAACAGTCACGAGTAGTACCTGACTTAGCAAGTCCACCTTCAGCACGAGTTTCCATCATGATGACGTTAAAGCCCATGAACGTGTTGATTTCACCTGACATCAATGCACGAAGTGTTGCATAGTCTGCTGATGTAGCTTTCTCTTCACCTAGCAAGTCTTCAATACCTTCAGCTGAAGTTAAAAGAATACGGTCAGTTGCTGGAACTCCGTTATCATTTAACGTCTTAGAAGCTGTTGTTAGCTTAGCTACTGTAAGTCCAGCAGAACCATGAGCAATTGTTGAACCAGCTGAAAGAGCATCAACGATTAGTTGGTCAGCTCTACGACCCATTGCTCCAGCAATAGTCTCTGCAAGTTCTCTACGCTCATCAAAGTTTACTTCTTGAGCATCAAACACGTCAGTGTATTCACCAGCTACCCAATTTTGTAGAGTTGCTGGAACTTTAGCGTGTGCGATGTCCATTGGTGTTACGTCTGTTTGACTAGCTTTTTGGTTAGCCAAGCCTTTCCCCATAGTACGGAAGTTGTAAGTATCACCTACAACACCTGTTCTTAAACGAACTGCACCTCGGAGTTTTCCAGCAGTCTGGAAAGCGTGCTTTACTTCAGCGTCAAACTGGGCCGAAGCTGCACTAGATAGATTGATAGACATTCTGTCTTCTCCTAAATTAAATTAAATTTTTCTTTTTCAATTCAGGTTTCCGTATTCTGGGCTGAATCTAGCATGTTTACAAGTTGCCATCTTTTAGAATACGGGTCTTAGACAAGAGTGTCCGTGGGTCTTATTTTAACACACAATACAATATTAATTTGTATTATTTATTTGTATTCTTAATTGTAGCTGCTGCTACTGAAATATGAGCTAACCCCCATGACTTCATTAATTCTAAAGTCACAAGGGTAGCATGATGATGCATAAATCTTTGTGTGTCATTACATTGTTTAAGAACGTGATGTACAGCTTCTATTACTTCATCTATTTCATACTTCACTGTCTTATTTCGTTTTGTGGCTGCTTACCAAAGAAATCTGCAAACTTCTTATCAACTTCTTTTCTAAATGTTGGAGATTCTGCGTAACGTGGGTCAGCAACTAATTCATACAATGCTTCTTTTGTTGTACTATCTACTGGTTTGACATTATCAGGAGCTGATACATCCGTTTCTCTGGACATGCCACGCATCTTTTCAAGAATAGCAAAACCTTCAGCTGTTGTTGCTAAACCTTGTAATGTCACAAACTCAGATTCATCAAAGTTTGCTTTAGCCCAAGATGTAAAGTCATTAATACGTTGTGGTGCATCTTTACCCATACGTTTTATTTCATCTTGTATATCTGGCTGCGTTTCCATTAAACCATTAACATACAATGCCATAAGTTCTGTATGTTTCTCTTGCGATAATCCAGCTTCAGCAGCCCATTCATTAAAACTAACAAGCATTGGGTCATCTTCAGCTATCTCACCTTCTATGCCTTCAGGAAGTTCTACTGTATATCCATCTTCAGGCGCACCAGTAAATGCTCCTAACTTAGATTCTAGTCCAGCATAAGCTTTAGCTTGGTCAGCTACTGTTTTATATTTGTTTGACTTAAACCATTCAGGAGCATCACCCTCTCCTTTAATGTCTTCTGCCATCATCCAACCTTCACTAACAACCTCAGTAGATTCAGTTGTCTCTGTTGTAGCTTCAGCTTCAGGTGCTACTTCCTGTTCGTTCAATATTGTTTCTTCACTCATTGTTGTCTCCTTGAGGTAAATAATCGCCATTTTCTCTGCGTTTAATGGCATTTTGTATAGTGCGTATTACACTGTTTTGCCCCTCTCTGTAAAAACCTTGTTCAGCTGGCTGAGTAGGAATACAGACAGGAGCTTTGATATAACGCTCCTCCCAATGACTTAATATCTTTTTGCCATCAGGAGTTTTAAATAGCCTAGCTATCATTGCGTCAAAGTCTTTATCCACTCATTTGCTCCATAGCTTGTTGAGCTAGTTCAGGATTTTGTGCTGCTGCTTCTGCTGCTTGAGCCATCTCTGCTTGCTCTTGCATTTGCTGCTTCATTGCTTCACGTTCATCTTTGTCTCTCACTAAGTCAGGGTCAACACCAAGTAGTTTAGCTATATGCTCTGGAAATGCTTCAAGGTCCAGACCAATTCTGACAGCATCTTCACCAACCATCATAGCAAACTGTACAAACTGAGCTAACTTGTTAACCTCATCCATATCCTGTTGCTGTGCTAATGGTGATATAACTTTAATCTCAACTTCTTGATTGCCAACTTTAATAGGAGCAACTTTTCCGTTACGTTGAAGAATATCTATAGCTCTCTTAATAAGCTTGTTAATAAACTCCATTTGTAAACGACCAAACGATGAACCAATGTCTGACATAAGCTCTTGCTGTCTAATTGAAACTTCAGTAGCTGACTTTGTTGGACCTTCCATTGGACCAAGTTGGTCATGAAACAATGCTTTCTTAATGTTCTCACGCAAGTCTTGTAACACTAACTCACTGACATTGAAGTTACCACCTGACTGTAAAGGTGATAAAGAACCTTCAGCTGCTACAGGTATAACTGCTCCAGATTTAATGTTAACTGTCCAAGGATTAAGAACTCCATCATCAACAGCTGTATAAACACCGACAATTTCTTTTTCAGCGTTCTTTAGTACAAACTTAACAACCTCATTAGCTGTCTTAATGTCAGGTAATGCTGTCATGATAGGACCACGACCATATCTTTCACCAGCAACTTTAGACCAACGAAACACAATCCAAGGTGATACTTCAAAATAATCTTCAAAGATAACATGCTTAGTGCCTTCTTCTATAATGACATACTCATAGATTTTTTTTTCAGGATTGTAAACAGTAGCTTCAATAATAGGAACAAGTTCATCTGGCTTAGTTTCCATCATCTCCATGACTGCTGGTGAGCATTTACCTTTCTTCCACACTTGTTTAATGTTACGTGCTGGATGTTCATGTCTTCTAAAAACAGTCTCAATAGTTCCATGAGGTCCATCTTCTACTAACAATTCTTTTAATGGCACAGCTGTAAACTTGAGTAAAGCATCACCTTCACCTTCATTAAGAAGTAATGCTCCAGTACCTACAGCTAAATCAAGAAATGATTCGTGTGCTTCTGTTGCTAGATTAGAATGACTTATATAACTAAACAAAGTATCTGTAACTTCTTCTAGTTGTTTATCAATCTTATTAGCATATTGTTGAGGAATACCAGTACCAGCAGATAACTTAGCCCACTTTTTAAATGGTGGCACAAGTGTTGACTGAAGCCTTGACGCAAATCTTTGAGTACCTATCAATGCTGTCGAGTCATATATCTTGGTATTCTTTTTTGCACCTTCTGTGTGTTGATTAAGCACTTCTCTTTGAGGTAATGCGTATTCATAACACTCTTTCCAGTGTGATTCCCATAAGCTTCGATGTTGTTTAGCAACTTCATATCGCTTTACTAAAGCATCAGTAAGCTCTGAGCTTTTTTTATATGTTGGCATAATATTATCCTAGTGTGTCTGAAAGCCCTCTTTCATCATTAGTCATTAAAGAACGCTTACCCATTCTTCTTCTC